TGCGGTTGCAGATGTAGCCGCTTCACTAGCTTTTGTCGTTGCTGTAGCAGCATCTACTAATAAATCATATTTTGATGCGTTGGCATTTGTTGTTAATGGTTCTGAACCTGAAGATGTATGAGCTGTATTAATCATGAAGATATTGTTTGTCGATGTATCTTTAACAATATCTCTTACAACATAAGCTGTACCAGCAGACCAATTACCTTTGTTAGCACCAATTTCTGATGTAACATTTAATTCACCTGCACTATCAAATCCTAAAACTTTACCAGCTCTATCTGTTGCAGAGTTTGTAAACTCTGTTGAGGTCATTGTGTTTGTTCTTGATAATTTAATCGATCTATCTAACTCTTCTTGAACTTGTTGAAGAGTCATCATAGCACGATCCAAACCCTCTTCGTGTGATTCCGCAGGGAATGGATCATTGGCGATATAATCAATCGCCTGTGTTTGCGGAACTGCTCTTCTCAACACAACTGTTTCACCTGAAGCAGGTATATTTCCTGATGTGAAAGTAACGCTTCCACCATTTGAGTTTCCTGCACCAGCCACTGTATAATGCGTGGTGATTGTTTTAACAGTCTCAATGCCTGTTGATGATCTTATGATGACCTGTAAGTCAGAGTCCGCAAAAATTTTAAATGTATAATTAAAGGCAGTTGTAGAGCCATTGCCTGAATATGAATTTTTTACTGTAACCGAAGATATTGTCATATTTATTCTCTATATTAAATTATCCATCCTTTGTCTATCATTTAGATGTGCTTGGTAAATCAGACTCATCTATCATGTGTTGTAAGATGTTCGTAACACCTATCATATTTTGATAGAATAAGATAGACTTCCATTTATAAGCATCTCTTTTGCTAAAATCATATTCGTCATCAAATATAGCTTTTCCTGTACTTCTCAAAGCACCCACAACTTTTTCTCCTAAAGCATAAGTAGGGTTACCTGTAATAAGATTTGTTTCTAATCCTGAACTTCTATAATTAAATTGAGGATTAAAACCTGTAATGTATAAACCTGTATCTAACACTGCTGGTATTAACGTAGAAAATGTACTTCTTTGAAAAGCAGCTTTAGCGATAGATTCGACACTTAAATTTTCTTCTAAATATTCTGCTTTTTCATCTTCACTTTTACCGATAGCTCTGATGTGTTGTTGAGCAATCCATACCAATGAAGCTAACATTGTTGATGAAGCTACAGAACTAAAGAAAGTAAAGTCTCGCATATGTAAACCATGTTGTAGTTGTTTAGCATAAGCTGTTATAATAAAGTTTCTAAATTGTAATACGACTTTAGCAAAAGGTGATTTTTCACCATTACCTATTGCTAACATTTCACCATAGTTGTTTTCTTGAATAATTCTTCTTAAATGTCTGTTCATATACAGTGACATTTTATTGACTAAATCTTGATCATCCCATTGATCTACATTTAATCTTCTAATCTTCCTACCTGTTAAACCGCCTTCAATAAAACTAGATTTTTCTCTAATGTTTCTAAATACAGCTTGTAATTCATCTTCACTAAAACCTATATTTTTATATCTTCTAATATCCGCTGGTTTTAATTTTAATTTACCTGTTGCAAATCTAGCAAGTTTATCAAAGGAAGTAACAGTTGCTAATCTTCTTGAAAAAGTATCAACAGCATGAAAACCTGAAAAGTCTGAAGTAATTTTAGTTGCTACATCTAAAGTTTTTTCTATCTTACCTACTCTTGTTGTCATACCTGCAAAGTCATCTGTTCTATTCAGAACACTATCCACTAAACGATTTGATCCTGTGCCTGAAACTAAAGTTTCTATTTCATCTAAAAATTCATTAGATAGTTTTCCATCTTTAGCTCTTAAAACTATATTTTTAAATTCAGGAATATATTTTATAAAACCTCTGATACCAGCATTACCCATAATATTTCCAAGTTCAGGAATTTGAGCAAAGCCTACTTGGTTAAATACATTGGCATAATTATATTTTCTTACATTTCTTAAAGCTATAGATAATCCGCTATTAATATCTCTTTCTATAGGTGTGCCAATTAATTGTTTATATAATATATCTAAAGTTGTTAATTCATATTTTTGTTTTGCTTGACCTAATTTACTTGAGTATCTTTTCGCAACTTCAGGAATGGTATAACCTTCTTTAATATAACTAGATATTTTATCAAAATCTTTTTTCGATTTAATACCAGTTCTAGCAAGAGCTATGTGTCCTGACATTTGGTTAATATAAGCTCCAACAACGCCTTCTGTATTATTGTCTAACATATCAGTAAATTTAATTGTTTTACCATCAATAATTTCTTCATGCGTTTCATCAAATGATGCTCTTCTTTTTAACCTAGAAGGCACTGTAGGTTTTGTGGGTTTAATTAAAACTTTAATTAAATCTTCTATTTCATTAGGTTTTAAGTTTGTATAATCTCCAATTAAATTTCTTAACTCTACTTCATCTGTAGTTTGTAATATTCTATCAACAGAAAAACCATCACCAAATTTTGATGTATTAATCATTCTCCAAATATGACCAGCAAGTTTTAAACCATCAGCATCAGATAAATTATTTGATCCTTTTACTAAAGAGTTTTTTAAAAAATTAATAACTTTATCATATCCAATACTTTCTTGTACATCTTGCATTCTTGAAATTGACCAGTGTCGAGGAAAGTAATTAGGATTGTCTAATATATCTGCAGCTCCTTCAACACCATCTTTTTTTAAATCATCTAACATACCTTTAAATAATCTTCTCGTTGCATCTGCTCCTTGATTAACTGCTACAATATCAACTACTTCACCTCTTGTTGCACGAGATACTAAAGTCGAAAACTCCATTCGATCCATTAAATTATAATCTTTTAATTTAGTTGATTTACCAATTTCTTTTAAATAAGCAGCAAACGCAGGCTCATAGTCTTTATAAAAAGAAGTTAATCGTGTTCCTGAATAATTTTGTTTATGTATATCTGCTGTTAAAATTGATCTTGAATAATCTTTATTACCGACTGAATCTTCTGCTAGTTTTTCAGAAGCTGATCTCATTCTTGGATTATGTGATTTTCTTAACACAAATGATTTATCTCTTCGAAGTATTCCTGCAACTTCAGGTGTTTGATCTATTCGATCAAAAAAATTATTTAATAGTTCATCTGCATCAACACCTTTTTTAACATCTTCTGCAATTTTTTTTGTAGGTAGCATAACTTCATTTTTAGTATAAACATTATCAACTTCATCAACACTTTGATTAATATTAGGATGTTTATCTGAAGCAAAATACTTCTGACCTTTTTCTGTTATTTGAAAACCATTTTCTTTTAAGGTTCTTTGTTCCATGGCTTTACCTAATTCTTTTGATTTAGCCTCAAACTTATTTAAGTCAGGATGTTTAGGTCCTAAAAATCTTGTTAGACCTGATGTGATTGCACCACCCATAAATGCTGCATAACCTATTTCTTCTATGTCTCTTGTTGGATCGTTAAGTACAACAGGAGCTGTAATCGCTGCAGCCTGTCCTGATCCAACTAAACCTGCTCTTAAATATTTAGAATATCTTGCTGCTTTCTTTGCATAGATAAAAGGTCTAGCCATACCGAAAGTCACAACGTCAGCTGCTAAAGCAAATGGATCTAATATAGCTGCACCTACTCTTAATGCTGTACCTGTAAATCCTAATGTTTGTAATTTTCTATTAGCTTCTTGAGCATCTAATATTCTTTGTTTAATTTGATAGGCTTGAGCTTTAGAACTAGCATTAGCAAACTCATCCCAATATTGAGGACTAACATCTTGAGTTAAATCGTCAAACAATTCATCATCAATTCTAAAATCGTAATCAGGTATAAGCTCTTCTTGAGAAACTGATTTCAATAACGAAGGTAATATTTGTTCAGACTCATAAGCTAATTTAATACCTTCACCTAAACTAATTTTTTCTTTTTCTTCTTTTGCTTTTAAAATTTTTTCATCATTAATACTGATGTAATCTGTGCTTAATATTAAATCTAAATTTGTGCCTTGTTGAGCCATATTATGCTCCTTCTACACCGAAACCTACAGCTTCTGTTTGTTCTAATTTTTCTTGTTCTATTGCTTGTTGTTCAATAACTTTTTCTTTAATTTCTAATTTAGCTTTATTTTGTCTTTCTTGATTTAAGTTATACATATCCATGCTGTAAAAAATAAGTGGCTGACCATCATTATCATATACAGTAGATAAATCGACCTCTCTTCTAATTTCAAATTGACCACCACCATTGTGTCTTAAATAATAATCATCAGGATTTTCATCTGTCATTTTATTTTTAATGATATATTCTTTAATAGATTTAATCTCAACCATACCACCAATAGACTTAAAGGCTTCAATATCTCTTTTAAGATAAGCATGATTATCAATAATAGTAATTGAATTTTCTAAATCTTTAACCACTTTCTTTTGAGCTTTGGTATCATCAATGCCATTAGCAATATACATATTATATAATTTACTTCCGTAGGCTTTTACTTCACCAAGATTACTTGCTTTTGTTTTTTTAAATTTATCTTCAATTAAATCTAATGTTCTACCTCTACCTTTATTACCTGCTTTCATCATTTCTTTATCGAAATTCATTTCAAAATCTTTAGCTTGTTTAATAGCTTGGTAAGTTGTTAATCCACCAACTTGTTTTAACGTGATAACATTTTGATAAAATCTTTCTTGTTCTTGCGTTGTATAAACATTTAATCGACCTGTTCGATCTGCGATTTCAGCAGATTTAACTGCATCAGTTAAAACTTGAGGAACATCAGCAGGACTATCAAATGTTGTGATTGATCCTGTATTATATCCTGTTTCAAATAAATCTTTGTAAACAGGAGAAAGCTGTCCTTGTTTAGAAAAAGATTCATCTACATACGCAAAAGTTTCTTCTATACTTAAGTTATTTTTTTGAGCATTAGCAATTAAAATATTTTCTGCATTTTTCAATACTTTTTTTTCATCAGTAAATTTATATGTAACACCGACTAATGGTTTACCTTCAAAAAAATCTTTAGTGTATAGATTAGTTTCATTGTATTCTGCTGATTCTTTTTGAATCTTAATCACTTGTTTTTCTACATCATCTTGATCAATAGATGTAGATTGTTTTAAAAGATTTAAAGCTGTTCCATAATCTTTTCTTGCTACTGCTTTTTCAACACCGAACAACTCATTACCAGCAACTATTTTGTTTGTTTCTTTATTTAACCAAGCCTCTCCCATGCCATGTATATTTTCATATTCACGAGCAGAATTAATTTGTTGATCTTGAATTTGTTTTTTTTTATTTACATCAGTTTCTAA